GGTGCTCAATGTTCGAGAACGTGGCATGCTCCAGATCGCCAACCAAGTGCGGAGGTACACGGTAGATTCGGCAGATCTCGGATACCTGAAACTTTCTGGTTTCCAAGAACTGCGCCTCATTGTTAGGCATGGAGATCCGGTCAAACTTCATGCCTTCCTCAAGGATCGCAACCTTGCCGGAGTTAGATGAACCGCCATAAGCTTTCGTCCAGCTCTCACGCAGACGCTGAGGATCCTTGACTGTGTTGGGATGAGTCAGCACACCAGAAGGCGTCGCACCATTAGAGAAAAACTTGCTACCGTATTCCTCAGCGGCGATGCCCAGGCCAATGGCGTTCTTTTCAAGCGCAATAGGACTGTATCCCATGACACCATCAAAGCCCAGGCCCGGAATGTGAAGCACATCTTCCGGCCTGAGCGAAACCGCCTGACCTTCATTGGTCGTGTAGGTATATGTCAATTGGCCTTTGCTGTCTCGGTCAACTTCCATGTGATCCGGCAGCAACGGGTACAACCCGAGGATCTTGTTTCGACCGCTGCGTATAATCTGGCAGTAGCAATTTCCCCAGAGCAGCAAGTGCGACAACATGACCTCGCGCCAAACGAACGAGGTCATTTCGGTATTCGGCTCATCGTGCAGGATCTTGTACAGCGGATGATCCACCGCCTTCTTGCTGCCTCCATCCGTCTGTTCGTAGACATGGATGGGCAGACTGGCGATTGTCTCCGCGATAACCCTGACGCAAGCATACACAGTTGACACCTGGATAGCAGATCGTGCGGTAACCGATTTGCCTGAGCCACTGGTGCCAAAGTAGAAAACAGGCGCGGCGCTCACCGAATCAGTGGGCTTGTCCCGTGCCTTGAAGCGTCCGAAGAGTTTCAAGGGATACACCTCCTAATGATTACAGGCCGCTGCCCGTCTTCTGGTCATGACAGGACTTACAGAGTGCCTGCCAGTTGGTCATGTCCCAGAAGAGCTGCTGATTCCCTCGATGAGGAATGATGTGGTCTACAACTGTTGCTGCAGAAGCCTTGCCTGCATTGAGGCACAGCACGCACAACGGATGTTTCCTCAAGTACCGTATGCGAGCAGCTCGCCAGCGTGAATCATATCCGCGTTGCGCAGCATTCTCACGAGCATAAAGCCCGCGATGCTCGGCACAGTACACACCATCTGATAGGTTCGGGCAGCCGGGATGGCGACAAGGGCGCTGGGGCTTACGAGGCATCAGCGACCACCCTTGCGAGTGCCTCCAGCTTTGGCCTTGTTGGGCTTGCTGGGGGTGCCGGTTGCCTTGGGCTTCTTCTTTTCGGGATAGACGATCGTCAGCTCGCCTTCCTTGGAGACAAAACGGTCTTTTCGCTTGTTATCCATGACATGATCCTCCTGTTACTTCTTCTTTTTCTTCGAGGGTTCCACACGAAGATGAACTTCGGTGATATAGCCGTTCTGCACGGCTTTGGTAATCTTGAAAGTCGTGCCGCGCTGGAGGAGAAACTCGTTCTCGCTCCTGAAATGAGAAAGGGGCGCGACATAAGCGCCGCGTCCCACACCTGCTGGAACTGTAATAACGAACTGGTACTTGCCTCCGAAGTTAGCGCCTTGAGATGCTGAGGTCGACATGAAACCCTTATCAACCAAGCGAGCACCGGCTTTAGCCATGGCATTTATCTCAGCCACAGTCTTATCGCCGCCAAAGATTGCTCCGCTGGCACCGCGATATACAGTAATGCTTCGCTTAAGGTTGAATGTAGCAAGTGCGCGGGTCATCTCATCAACGCATTGCCGGATATCAGCACGAGCATTGGATAGACCCGTGATTCGCAGGGCATCGTTGATGTCCTCATAATCACTACCGGTGTATCTTCGAACAGCCGCATATTCGAGTTGGCTGAGCTTATCTTTCCATGAGTTGTACATACCGTTGCTTTGTGTAAGGCCAAAGAAAGCCTCAGATTTTCTGGCATCGGTTGTCTTAAAAGCGCGGCCACCACGTCCACCCATAGCGCATCACCTCAGCTCCCGGAGCTTTGCCTGATGAGCTTGGATAGGCACGATGTTTCCGTAGCACCAACTCGGGATCGTGCCATGAAAAAAGATGGTCGAGGGCTTAAGCCTCGCCATCATCTCTGTATATCCAAGGTTGAACAGGTATCGGCTTTCATTGTCCATTTGCGTTCCTACTGAGGAGATCGCAACGGCACCGCCTACAGGCTCGCCATCGAAACACCAGTCGAAGCTTTTCTCATCGCTCCAGGAAATACTAGGTACCACAGTCAGGCCATGTTCCTGCCAATAGCGTCCCAGCCAGTGTTTTCGATAGTGATTGTAGATCTGAACAGCCAGAGGAAAGTCGGTGAACAGAGAAAAATCAGGCGTACAGACACACTTGAAGTTCTCTAGCATGGGCATGTACAGCTCAACACCAGTCCACACCCTGAAAAACTGATAGTCATCCAGGAAAAAATGAACGCCAAGATCGCCGGGATTTGGGCAGCGTTTCGCTTGATTAAAGCCGATAAAGTCGCACTTATCGAGCAAAACCGGTGCAATTTCGGGGATATTGAAGCGTCCAACGCCCTCATACAGGGCTTTATCCAGATTCTCGCAGTTTCGCATCCACCATGGCATATCGATCCTCCTTTCGGTGGGTCAGATAATGAGAAGCCCACGGTCATCGTAGACAGAGCCACCGCCGCCCAGGTTTTTCATGGCACGATCTAAGGCCATGACCAGTGCAACTGCTCCGTCCACTTTTTCCGTGGACTTCTCTTTATCAATTTTGAGATTGCCAGCGGGATCGGTGCGAACGAAGGCATTGTCCATGTTCCATCTCAGCACCGGGTGTCCGCCGTGATTGAGCTTGTGTTCCAGGACAATTCGCATCAACTCCTTGGTAGGAGGCGACATGTCCTTGAACCCTTGCCCAAAGGGTACCATGGTAAAGCCATCATCCTGAAGGGCTTGTACCATCATGGTAGCGTTCCATCTGTCGTAGGCGATTTCACGGATGTTATACCGTTCGCCTAGTTCGCAGATAAAGCGCTCGATGAAGCCGTAATGAACCACGTTTCCTTCGGTCGTTTTGATGAATCCCTGTCGTTCCCAAGTATCATACATGACATGGTCACGCCGTACTCGAAGCGGCAAAGTATCCTCAGGCAACCAGAAGAAAGGCAATACAGTGTATGGCTCCGTTTCATCGCCCGGTGGGAAGACCAATACCAGGGTCGTAAGGTCAGAAGTGGATGAAAGGTCAAGTCCTGCATAACAGGCCCGGCCTTCCAATGCAATCGGGTTGACAACACCGCCGTTTTCATCCCAACGATCCATGGGCATCCATCGGATAGATTGCTTAACCCACTGATTCAAACGTAGCTGCCGGAACATATTCTCGTCAGCTGGCGTCTCGAGTGCTTTCCTGTAGGCGTCTCTTACCTTATCAATGGAAATCGTCTGGCCCAGAGATGGGTTGGCAATGTACCAGTTCTTTTCATCCTGCCAATCGGCTTCATCCGGCAAGCCAAAGATCACCGGATAGAAACGGGGATCGTGCTTGCGACCCTCGAGAATATCGAGAGCCTTTTGATGGACTTCCCAACAGATGGAGTTGCGATCGGTGCCTGCAGTTGTCAAGAAGAACCAAAGCGGCTGCTTTCGAGCATCACCGGAGCCTTGAGTCATAACGTCATATAGCGCTCGAGTTGGCTGAGTATGCAACTCATCGAAGATGCAAGCGCTCACGTTCAGACCGTGCTTGGTGGCAACTTCGCTGGACAGAACCTGATAGATGGAGCCAGTGGGCTGGTAAACCATACGCTTCATGGAAGGGATGATCTTGATTCGTTTCATCAGCGCCGGTGACTGTTTGACCATGTCAACGGCAACATCAAAAACAATAGCCGCCTGCTGACGATCAGCAGCGCAGCTATAAACCTCGGCCTTCCACTCGTCATCGTTTACGAGCATGTTGAGTGCTATGGCAGCGCCCAGTTCACTTTTTCCTTGTTTTTTAGGAATCTCTACATAAGCTGTCGTGTACTGGCGCATACTGGGATCATCTTCTCGGACAGTACCAAATACATCCTTGATGATCTTTTCCTGCCAGGGCAGCAGTTTGAAGGGCTTCCCGTGGAATTCACCCTTCGTATGGCGTAGGCATTCGATAAAGCGGATAACCCGCTGGGCTTTGGGTTCGCTGTACATTAGCTCCACCCGCCCTTCAGGAGCGCCTCCATCGGATCTTCAGAACCGCCATCCTCGGTACCGCTGCCAGCAATGATGCGGGCGCGGGTTGCCGGAGTCAAACCGAACTCAGAACAGAAGGATTGCATAATCTTCAGATTCTGTTGAGCAATAGATACCTGCGGAACTTGCTGTACATAACCAGAAGGAGTCTTGAAGATGGATCCGTGCTGAGTGATAAACTCTTCAGCTTCCTTCCAACGTGCATAGGCCTGACAGTAACCTTCAAACGCCGTCTGGTCAGCCATGGTCAGCACGCCCATCGCTTCGAGAGCTGGAGCGAGGCGCTTCCATTCTTTCTTGGCTTCGGGGAGAAGCCAGGAAGGACACTTGATGGTTCCCTTGGGAGGAACCGGCTCATTCGTGTTGAGGGGGCGCTTGCCAGGATTGCCTTCAAGCAATTTCAGTGCGGTAGGCTTCGGTTTTCTGCCTCTCGTCGCCATGGGAATCACCTCCTTCCATTAGGTTCGCCATGTTAGAGGCCATGAGTTTCATGCAACAGCTCTTTGAGCTGCGCTTTTGTGGGATAACGCTTGCAGCCGCCTCGGTGTTCAGGACACCAAAGCAGGTACTCGCATTGGGGTTTCATTTCAGAAGCAAAACGAGGAGAAACCTCGGCAACGGCATCGCGCATCTTGAAGGCAATTTCACGAATGAACTCCTGCGCTCGGACGCACATTCGCTTATGACAGAAGTGCAGGAGCGCTTCAGGGGTGAAACCGATGACCAGTTCACTGGTTGTTGCTCGAGGAAGAACAAAGTTTGCATCCTGGGTTGCCAGTTTCGCTGGCACGCCGGATGCTTCCAGGGCCTGCTTGATGATGACACGCTTATCATTGATGTATCGCATCAAGTCATCATATTCGGCCTTGGCTGCGGGACAGTTACGGATCGTGGAGGGAGTCTCCCAATCGAAGCCTGTCTTATCGATGTACCGAAAGGAAGCAGCATTCTTGACGATGTGGTCAGAAGCAACCGTTTCCACAAGATCCATGAAGTCCTCAAAAGAGTAATTGTCCTGCATTTCAAGTGGAACAGCAGCTCCAAGCTCATGCCGCATGGCATGCTCAGAGGTACCCCGATCCACGCCGGTGATCTTGAACTTGATATACTCGCAGCGGCTACCACTCATATGCCCGCTGTCCTGGCAGCTACGACCCACGCGTTCGGCATATTTGTCCGGCGTGTCATAACAGGTGCAGGCAAACTGGCCATGGCTGCGATAGAGGTTTGCAACCACCTCAGGGTTCATAAGGGTTACAGTAATCATTCCTGACCTCCGATCACCAGATCAGCAACTTCATCAAAAGGCATCTCTTTGCCGTGACGGATGACCATGATATCACTGGTTCCTTCCTTATAGGCAGCATACCGCTGGACAATCACACTGGCGTACTTGGGATCAAGCTCCATCGTTCGACAGATGCGATCGGTCTCCTCACAAGCAATGAGCGTGCTGCCGGAACCTCCGAAGAGATCCAGAACGACTGCATTGGGTGCAGAGCTGTTCTTGATCGGATAAGCAACGAGAGGAATGGGCTTCATCGTAGGATGGTCGCCATTCTTCTTGGGCTTGTCGAAGTTCCATATGGTGGACTGCTTCCGATCAGCGAACCACTTATGCTTACCGTTGGGAAGCCAGCCATACAAAACCGGCTCGTGCTGCCACTGGTACGGGGAACGCCCCAGCACCAGGGAGTTCTTCACCCAAATGCATACGCCAGAGATATGAAAGCCCGCTTCCTTGAAAGCACGTCGGAAGTTCAGTCCTTCAGTGTCCGCATGGAAGATATAGGCGCTACCGCCCTCAGCCATGTGACTGGCCATGTTCTTGAACGCCGCCAGCAGGAACTCGTAGAAAGCCTGATCGCCCATGCTATCGTTCTGAATAGACTTGCCGTCCGCGCTTTGGTATGCGACGTTGTACGGAGGATCCGTAACGACCAGGTTGGCCTTAATGCCATCCATAAGAAGATTAACATCTTCAGGACTCGTAGAGTCACCACAAACCATTCGATGGCGACCAAGCAACCACACATCACCCGGTTCGACGAAGGGCTTCACCTCATCAGGGTTAATGTCGCACTCGTCGTCCTTGACATCCTTATCATGCACTTTTGAAAAGAGATCGTCGATCTCGGCTGCATCAAAGCCGGTG